GCGTCCGCTGCCATGGCCAAGGGCTTCGGTACTGTCGCCGCTGGTGCGGCCAAGGGGCTTGCCGTGGCCACGGCTGCCGCCGCTGCCATGGGTACGGCCGTCATCACCACCATGGCTTCCTTCGCGAAGGAGTCCGCCGAGGCAGCGCAGGCGGCCAAGGACGCGGGCGAAATCCTCAGTGAATCCCAGGAGAAGTGGCTGGCCTACTCCGAAAGTCTGAGCGGGCTGGACGCCTCCGTAGCCAGCGCAAAAAGCGCCCTGGGCGGCATCCTCCTGCCGATGCTCAGCGATCTGTCTGCCCAAGGCGCTGAGTTCCTGAACAGCTTCGCCGCCGACATGGAGGCAGCCGGCACGGATACCGCGGCGCAGACCCAGGTGATAACGGACTACATCGTCAAGGGCGCGTCCATGATTAAGGAGCAGCTGCCCCAGTATCTCGAAGCAGGCAAGGCTATTCTCAGCGGGCTGGTTGACGGTCTGGGGGAGGCTTCCCCTGAGTTGATCGATATGGGGTTGGATCTGGTGATGGAGCTGGTGGACGGCATTGCGGACGCCGCACCGGACATGGCGCAGGGCGCTGCGGAACTGATCTCCCGACTGATTACCGGCCTTTCCAGCCGCGCCCCGGAGCTGTCTAAGGCGGCTCTTTCCGTGGTCACGGCACTGCTGTCCGGCCTGACACAGAATGGATCTTCCATCGTAGACGGCGGCCGGGAGCTTATCATGGCACTGATTCAGGGGCTGAGCGACGAAGGACCCGAGCTTCTTGACATGGGGCTTGATCTCGTGGAGGAGCTTCTGACCGGTATCATTGATTCCGCGCCCCAGCTGGCGGAGACTGCTGTGGCGCTGGTGGGGCAGCTCATCCAGGGGCTGGCCGACAAAGGCCCGGATCTGATTACCTCGGCCGTCGGCATGGTTTCCGAGCTGATTTCCGGCTTGGGTCAGGCCGCACCGGAAATGATTCCGGCCGCGGTTCAGCTTGTCACCCAGCTGCTCACCGCTTTGGTTGACTCTGCCCCTCAGCTGCTGGAAGCCGGCGTCGAGCTGGTTCTCGGCGTGGTGCAGGGCATTTTCAACAGCCTGAGCGACATCGGCAACGCCGTGGACAATATCGTCACGACCTTCATGGACGCCATGGCCAACAGCGACAGCAAATTCCTCCAGGTTGGCTCAAACATGATCCGGGGAATCTGGAACGGCATTAAGAGCGCAACCGAATGGCTGTACAATTTGCTCTCCGGATGGGTGGATGATACCGTTGGCTGGATTAAATCCAAGTTTGGCATCAAGTCCCCATCCAAGGTGATGGAGCAGGAGGTCGGCATCTGGATGGCGCGGGGCATCAGCTCCGGATTTACGAAGGAAATGCGCCTGGTCAACGCCCAGATGGCGGACGCCATTGATACCTCCTTCGATGTCCCCCAGCTGAACGGCTCCCGCCGGGCGCGGAATGTCGCCGTTACCACGGCCGGCGGTAAAACCGTGAATCTCACGATCTACACGCAGAAACTGACCGACGCTGATATTTCCATGCTGCTGAAACTGGTCAACGAGAAATTGGGAGAGGATCTATGAGACGGATACGAAAAGTTTATCTTCAAAACGCAGCGGGCGACCGCTGGGGGCTGAACGGCGAAAATGGCGTGTATGTGTCCTCTCTGGCCGGATTTGGCTATACATTGTCGCCCACCTATGCAGACCTCACCCGGGGCTTTTTCCTCGCCGTCAGCGGCGAGAGCGAGCCGCAGGGGACAGTTCCTTTCACGGTGTACTTTACTCGAAACGCCTATGCGGTCTACCAGTCCTTCGTGGACTGGCTGGCCGCTGCCGGAACAGTCATCCTCTGCTACAATCCCACGGGCGACCAGGAATACCGGCGGGATGTGGACGTCAATTTCCTTCAGAAGGGCGAGTTGAACGAGGTCGGCTGGCTGGAAGTCCCCAGCAGCTTTTACGTAAAGACCCCGTGGTATAAGCCCTATGCAACGACCCTTTCCCTGGAGACCGCAGGGGGCGACAGCAGCAAGCGCTACGACTATGTCTATGACAGCAGCTTAATGTACGGCGTCGACAGCTCCGGCTCTCTGGCGGGGGAGCTTCGCGGCGGCGGGCATATCCCCGGGTCTCTGGAACTGAGCTACTACGGCGCAATCACCAACCCCAAAATCAGAATGGTCGGCAACCTCAGCGGCAAGACCTTCGGCATCTGCTCCGTTACGGCAGTTCTGATTGCCTCTGATCGGCTGGAATATTCCAGCCGGCGGGAACAGTCCTATGTCCGAAAAGTCTCCGCAGACGGGACGGTGACGGATCTGCTGGACTCCCTGGATTTGAGTACCACGCCGTTTCCCCACATTCCGGTGGATGAACCCGTGACCATCTCCATCGAGGCGGACGCGGCCTTTACCGGCTCTGCGGATCTCACTCTATTCTACTATTACAGGAGCGTTTGATATGTGGGCATTTGTGAAAAGCTTTGCGACCTATCGGACGATTCGGATGGCTGCCGTCATCTCCAGCGCGCTGACCCTGGACAGTCTCAGCGCCGAGAACAGCACGGTGACGGTGGTGGGGACGGAGATCGGCCAGAACGACGCGGGAAACTGGCTGGTGATCGACGGCGGCGTCTATTCCATAACCGGCGTGAAGCCCCAGACCGACCGCACGCTGCTGACGCTCACGTCCCCCTTGGACGCCTTTTCCCGGCCGCTGGAACTCGCCGAGCAGACCGCAAAGCAGACTGTCGGCAACTTCATCGTTCAGCAGCTGACCGAACACTGGATTGAATGCACGGACACCGCCTATGCGCTGCCATATCTGACGGTGTCCAATTTGGACACAACCGCTTTTTCACCGCCGGAGCTGGACAACAACGACTGCTACAAGCTTTCCGAGTATGCCAGGCTCATGCGCCGCAGCTACCGGGTAACGGTGCGGTTTTCGGACGGTGGTGACGAGCTGCTGTGCAACATCTCCACCCCACCAATCGAAGCCCACAATATCAGCTTTGACGATGGGAAAAGTCAGCTTCAGAACCTGGATTATTCGGCTTCCGGCACTGCTAAACTGACGGTGCTGTGTGACGTAGATACCGGAGAGAAGGACGACGACGGGGAGCCTATCGTTTCCCGGCAGAGAAGCACCTGGTATCTTGCGGAGGACGGCACTGTATCCCAGACGGTTCCCGCCCGCCGGGCTTCGGGGACGTGGGACACGATTTCCGTCAAAAAGCTTGAAGAGGTGGAGACAAAAGTCATAGAGACTTTTGCCAAAAACAAGACCAACCACAAGCTGGAATTCTGGAGTACTCTGAATCTCAACGTACAGGATAATTGCACGTTTTATGCCTATGGTGAGATCCTCCGTTCCTACATCTCCTATAAACGGAAAAGCAGCGAGGACTCCCGTTACTATTACAAGTCCGGTGAGCTGGCCACTACGGCCACAGAAAAATTGAGAGGAGTAATCAAATGAGTGCGAATTTTACCGGTGTGACATTCCCCAATCAGAAGGTGACCCCGGCCAACGATGCGGTTATCCGCCGCGCCATCTTTGACGACGGCATTCTGACCGGCTGTGATCTGAGCTATTCCGGTTCTACGCTTACGATGACGGCGGGGCAGCTCATGATCTGCGGGCGTCAGATCATCCACCCGTCGTCCCAGAACTGGGCAGTAACCGAGGCAACTTCCGGGTATGCCCGGCTGGTGCTGACGATCGACGTCACCCGCACCAGCACGAAGGACACCTTTGATCAGGTGGTGGACGAAATCCAGTATGCTACGGATGCGAACGGATTTGCTGATTTGACCACAGCCGACATCAACGCTACGGGCACCAGATATCAGGTAGCCGTTTGCGTGGTGTCTCTGGGGCCTGGCGGTATTACCGGAATTGCAAGCAAGCTTGACATGACGGAGGGTGGTGGGGCGGGAGGCGTTTTGACGGTTACGGTGATTCCTGGGGAACTGGTGACGGTTTCCCACGGTGATAAATCGCAGACAAAGGCTGCAAACGCCAGCGGCGTGGCGGTATTCAAGGGGTTGAAGGCCGGAGCGTGGACGGTAGCTGTTACAAGAAATGGTAAGCCGACTGCAAAAACCGTGATTATTGTGACAGATTATTCCGTATCGATTCCTCTTAGTACTATCCCTGAATTCACCTATACCGGCGACTACGAGATCGTCAACGATTCCGACGAGCCTATCACCGTATCTGAGGGCAACTGGAAAATCCGCTTCCTAACCTCCGGTACGCTGACGTTTACCAATCTCAACGGTGCAGAAAACGGTATCGACGTCTTTCTCGTTGGGGGAGGAGGAAGCGGTGCTGGTGGCGGTTCAAATAGTGATGACGGAGGTTATGTGCAGGGGGCAGGTGCTGGTGGTGGCTACACAAAAACTATTAAAAATGTTGCTGTTGAAGTGGATACGGAGTACACCATCACTATTGGCTCAGGGGATACTGGGCATGCTGCTTACAGAACGGATGGAAAATCAGGTGGAACCACATCTGCGTTCGGTCAATCGGCACTTGGCGGCTCAGGCGGCAAAGCTAATTGTTTGGGTGGCGACGGGGGATCTGGTGGCGGTGCTGCCGGATTTGGTTCTAATGATCGCGGAGCAGCTGGCGGTATGGACGGCTCCAACGGTGGTTCTGTAGATTCAAGGTCCGGCGGTAAAGGGCAGGGTACCACCACAAGAGAATTTGGTGAAGAGAACGGCAAACTATACGCCTCTGGGGGTGATGGATACAAGAGTCCTCCCACGGCAAGAGATGCAAATTCAGGGAATGGTGGCCACGGCAATGGCTACGGAGAAAACAAAGATGGTGCTGGTGGTTCTGGAATCGCAATCATCCGCAATGCAAGGGAGGCGGCATAATGATTTTAGGCGCGGTAGACTCCGATGGTAATCTGATTATTAAATCAAGCCACACATTTGGGTACGACTGGTTCGCCGGCGGCAGCGGGGGGACTGCCCAAGATCGGTACGTTTCCAGCCAAGGCACTGGCGAATCTAAGTCTCAACCCACCATTGTTGGCGGCTCTGGCTGCAAGGGGGTAATGTAATGGCAAAATCAATGGCACTTATCGAAAACGGCACCGTGGCCAATATGCTGTGGTGTTCCGATTCTGAACCTGAAACAGAATCCCTTATCAACCCCGCAGACCGCCCTGTGGCTATTGGCGATACCTATAGCGGCGGCAAATTCTACCGGGATGGGGTGGAAATCCTCACCCCGCTGGAAGAGGCGTTGAAGACGAATGCTGAGTATGAGGCCGCATTATCTGAAATCGAGGAGGCGCTGGGCGTATGACCATCGAAGAGCGCAAAAACGTTATTTTGGCAAAAATCGCAGAAATGAAGGCCGAGGGCGCAGACATGCAGGAAGCATTGAACCTTTTGGGGGTGAAGCCGGATGAAGAAGTGGAGTAATGGAGCCAAAAAGCGGCTGGTTGAAATCCGCGCCGCTGAGGACGGGGAACAGGATATGCGAGCCATTGCCGCAAGTATCGCCAAGCTGCCACCCGGTCAGCTCAAGAAAATCCTTACCGATGACATCATTGCCATTCTGGCGAAGTATGGGGTGGTGATCGGATGACGACCAAGCAAAAGCAATGCTTGCTGCTGTACCTTGGGTACTATGCGGGGGAAATCGACGGCATTTGGGGCAATAACTCCCGCTGCGCTACCGAGGCATTCCAGCGGAATTACGGGCTTACGGTGGATGGGATATTCGGCATCGGGACGGAGGCACGTATCCGGGAGGTCGTTGCTTCCGGAGAGCCGCCCCAACAGCCCCAAGACACCCCGGGGACGGAGGGCGGCGCAGACTGGTGGAAGGATATCCGGTATTTCAAGCGCGCCGAATTTCGTTGCCCCTGCGGCCGTTGTGGTGGGTTCCCGGTGGAACCACAGGAATCCATGGTACGTACCGTGGACGAGATTCGCTACAGGCTTGGCATCCCGATATCCATTGTGGACGGCGGCGGTTCCGGCGTGCGGTGCGCGGCGCACAACGCGGAGGTTGGTGGTGTTGCCAACTCCCAGCATTTGTATGGGCTGGCGGCTGATCTGCACAGCGCAGCAAGTCCGGCGCAGATGAAAGCCGTGGCGGAGGATGTCATGGGGCGCACTGGCGGCATCGGGCTTTACGACTGGGGGATTCACGTGGACACCCGCCCCGGGTATGCCCGGTGGAACGGCTGAGAAGGGAGTATGCCTATGGACTTGGAACATGAGCAGAGACTGACCGCCGTGGAGGAACGGTCGAAATCCAACAGTCACAGGCTGGATAAGGTGGAGGCGTCCACCGCAGCGATAAACCGGCTTGCGACCTCCATGGAGGTTCTGGCCAACAAGCAGGAACAGGTCGCGGATACCGTGGACAGGCTGGACGGCAAGGTCACGGCGTTGGAAGGAAAACCCGGAAAACGCTGGGACAATCTTGTGGAAAAGCTGATTTGGGCAGTCGTGGCCGCAGTTGCAGGCTTTTTCCTGGCTCAAATCGGGCTGGGTTGAGCGATATATTTTGTATCTTGGGGGTACACCATGAATGAAAAAGATTTTGTAAACCTGTGCAAAAAGGCCGTCGCTGAATACTCCAATGAGCATTTGGACAAAAACGACGGCAAGAAGATCACCGAGGACGATGTTTTTATCGTCTGGATGTGCAAGACCTTGCAGAATAGCAAGGCGCTTGCGAGTACCACCCTCTTTGACGGTATGTACTACGAACTTACCTTCAACGGGGACAAGAAGGAACTCTATTTCGACGCCTACAAAAAGTGGGAAAATAAGGCCATTTCTATTGGCTGAGTAATTCAAGGAGGAACATACAATGTTTGAATATTTCATTTATCACTACGGCACGCAGATCATTGCGGCCATTCTATGCGCGATCTTCGGCTGCCTGGGCTACGCCATCAAGCAGCTGGCCGTGAAGTACATCAACGACGACACCAAGCGCGCGATCGCCCGTGTGGCGGTGCAGTTCGTGGAACAGGTGTGGGTCACGCTTCACGGCGCGGACAAGCTGGCAAAGGCGCTGGAAGTTGCCGAAGCGCTTCTGAAGAAAAAGGGCATCGACTTTGACGCTGAGGAAATGCAGATCCTGATTGAGGCGGCTGTGGCTGAATTCAATAAGACATTCAAGTCTACGCCCCTGACTGAAGAATCCACCGCCGACGCTGCACGGCGGGTAGTATCTGAATAA